GAATTAACATGGCGACTGGAGCTATCTTTTTAACTACCTTTTTGAGTTTCTTACCGAGCTTCTTAAAAAATCCAAACTCCTCCAAACCTGTTTGTGGATTTAAAGAGGCGATGCCCATCCCAACCACATACTGCTCTGGATTTAAGTCTAGCTCTCTGAATCTGTTTTCTACTGCTGTTTCAAAGGATGGGCTTTCCATCATCTCCGGCGGTAAAACGACTTCGCCAGGTGTAAGGTGAGCA